TAACTATTCATACTGGATGTCACAGAACGAGTATGGGGATGGTATTGGGGAATTTAGAATGCTGGTATTGGATGAGGCCCATTCCTCCCCGGACCACGTAATCAACCATATTGGGGTAACATTCAGTAAGAATAACCGGATAGAGAGCCGGTTGCTGGGACTTAACGACTCCCTTCCCAATGACGTGGGGACTTGGCAACTGTGGGTGTCGGACAGACTACAGGATGCTACAGCTAATATGGAATCGGCAAAGGCTAGGCGCAAAGAAAAGCAATATTTACCCCTGAAAAGGCTAACAGATAAGCTTACCCGGCTAGACGAGAACTTGAGAAAGGGTTGGATTTGGGAGGATGGTTTCAACAGTGTAGTACTAAGCCCCACTTGGCCAGCCCCATTTACCGAATCAATACTGTTTCTGGGGGTACCCAAGGTAGTAATTACTAGCGCCACAGTAGTTCCCAAAACTGCGGACTTGCTGGGGGTAGAGGCTAAATACGAGGAGTACCCGCATAGCTTTCCGGTAAGCAACAGACCCCTTATACACGTCCCTACAGTACGCATGAACTACAAAATTGGGGAGATGGAGAATAGGTTATGGATAAACCGGATAGATCAGGTAATACGGAGTAGAATCGGCACCAAGGGAATTATACACACCGTTTCATATGCTAGGCGGGACATGGTACTAGACCGGTCCAAGTATAGTGCCCAGATGATAACGCACAATAGGAGGGATACTGAATCCATAGTGCGGGCTTTCAAGGTTTCCGATCCCCCCAACATTTTAGTGTCACCATCAATGGCCACTGGCTGGGATTTCCCAGATGACGAGTGCCGCTGGCAAATAATAATTAAGTTGCCGTACCCCGACATGCGGGGAGCAATCATGAAAGCTAGGTCCAGAGAGGATAGTGATTATGTAAATTATATTGTGGCTCAGCAGTTAGTACAGGCCACTGGCAGAGGTACCCGATCTGAAAAAGACTGGTGTGAGACGTTCATATTGGATAATAATGTTACATGGTATATAAAGGGTAATAAACATTTATTGGTGGATTGGTTTTCAGGAGCGTACAAGGTTGTGAGGACCGTACCGGCTCCACCAGATAGATAACCCACAATAAAGGAGGGAAGTGGGGGACATAACCATTAACTATTAATAGGAGAAACAAAATGAGTAAAGCAGCAAGTTTAAGCCCAGAGAATTTCGTTGAAGGTGGCGGTCTTATTGATGATGTGGACGTTGAGTTTAAGGAATGTGTATTCGACATGTTCGATTACAACGGTAAAGTAGTACCCGGCGTACCGTCCCTAAAGGTTACAATGGTTATCGAAGAGGATGAGGCCATCCAGTACTACAGCATGGGTAGTTCCAATGACTGGATCCCCAGCGAAGACGGGTCCCAGCTTCTGGCAGTTGGCAAGGCTACCAACATCCGCATGACCAGTAATGGCGGCATTTTCCTCAAGTCACTGATCGATGCCGGTTTCCCTGCTGACCAGTTGGGGGATGATATTACAGTTCTTCAGGGTCTGCAGGCTCACGTTATTAGGGTTCCTGCCCCGAAACGCCCCGGCATCAAGAAGGAAAAGAAGGACTTTGAGGATACGATCCTTATTGTCAGTGACATCATTTCCTTGCCCGGGGAGAAGAAAAAACCGAAGGGTGCCCCTAAAGGTGCTGCCAAGAGTAAGGCCAAGGGGAAAGCCAAACCCAAAGCCAAACCCACAGTAGAGGAAGCCGTTGAGGAAGCTGCGGATAGCGGTGACATCAATGACAAGGCTACAGTCGCTATTATGGAGATCCTAGAGGCTGAAGGGTCTGTTACAAAGAAGGAATTACCCGCTAAAATCTTCCAGACCATGAAGGCCGACCCGGACCGGAATGCAATTGTTAAGATCGTGTTTGACGATGAATTTCTGGAATCTGGGCCATGGACTTATGAAGATGGCGAAATTACTGGGTAGTAACTGCTAAACAGCAAACGTTAAATCCCCTCTCCCTGTGTAGTTTGGGGGAGGGGATTTTTGGGGGGAATCATGAAAAAGATAATGATATTTATTGGGTTAAAAATGGTAGAAATAGCGGCAGTAGTGTTCATACCGCATTACTTGGGGATACTAATAATGAAATGGCCTTGGTATTATAAGATTATGGAACTTAATACATTTCCTTATTGGGTGGAAGGAATTATGTTCATTTATTTTATAGTTATGGCATTATTTCTTATAGTCCTCGCTTGTTTATTGTTTGCAAAGAACTGGGAATGGGCCAAGAGAATTAATGACAGGGTAGGATGAAGTTATGGATATTGAAATAGTAGATTGTATGTGGCCTAAGGCCCTATTTGAGGACGACGAGCCCAGAGCCGAGGGACTCCACCTAGGGGAAGTTATCAAGTCCCTAATGGACCGATCCGGTATGGGGTATAAGGGAAAAGGCTTTAATAACTTGGAATTGGCCGCTGAAATCGGTCTGCTGTGGGAACGTACCCTTAGCAAGATTATGCGGGAAAAGTATGCTATGCGCCCCCCACAAATTTGCGTCGACGGGATATGGATGTCTCCTGATGGTATCGATTTCTCCAGTTGTTTGGCGATAGGACCCGACCCTGCTGATACTGTGCCAATAGTGTTGGAGGAGTACAAGTGTGCCTGGAAGAGCAGCCGTCACCCCCCAGATGACAACTTTTACTACATGGCTCAGGTTAAAGCCTATTGCAGGGCCTTGGGTACCAATGTTGCAGTAATGCGCATCTTCCACGTAATGGGAGACTACAGGGGTTCTGGCCCAATCTATCGGGTTGCCCGAATTGTGTTTACCCAGTACGAATTAGATAAGAACTGGGAAATGATATTAAAAGAAAAGGAAAGGATGAACCTATGAGTAAAGTAAAGATTACACCTAAGATGAAGAAGTATGGGTTTTCACTAGCCTCGGAAATAGAGGTGCAGCCTAGGCTTATAATATCAATAGCTGGTCTAGAAAAGCAGGGTAAGACACATTTCTCCCTTACTGCTCCCGGCCCTATTGCATTCTTTTCCACAGATATTGGAGAGGAGGGGGTTATTACCAAGTTTAATGACAAAGAAGTGTACATAATGAGCATTGATAAGATCGATGAGGATTCGGCGGAACAGGCCCCTGCAGAGTATGCCCGGTTTAAAGAAGCATATAAGGGGATGCTCCGTGGTACTGATGTCCGCACTATCATCTTCGACACAGCCACTGAGATCTGGGAGATACTACGCATGGCCCGTTTTGGTCGTCTCACTCAGGTAATGCCATATCAGTACGGTCCGGTAAACGCGGAGTACCGAGCCCTAATTCGTGACGCTTACAACTACAACAAGAACTTAATCCTACTCCACAAGATGAAACCCCAGTATATAAATGACAAGAGAACCGGCGAATATGACCGGGCAGGATTTGGGGATACTGGATTCCTAGTACAGGTAAATACCCAAATTTACCGCTATTCTCAGGGAGATGGTGGAGATTTTGCCTTATGGATTAAGGATTGCAGACACAACCCGGATTTGGTAGACGAAGAACTTTCCGGTCCTATGTGCACTTTCCAGTTTCTAGCTAGCAGTATAATGCCAGATGTTGATCCAGTAATGTGGGAGTAATAATATGATCCTTGTTGATGACAGAATAGGATCCGTAGAGCTTGCCCCTCTGCTATCGGTACCCAACATTACGTGCCGCATGGAATTTGCCGACTTTGCGTGGTCCGGTAACGGCCCCGATGGTCCGGTGGATGTGGGTATTGAGCGTAAGGGTATTATGGACCTTCTACAATCAATGATCACTGGCAGACTTAGCGGGCACCAGATGATTGGCCTTACTAATCGGTACGACTGGGTGTACTTATTAGTAGAGGGTATTTGGAGGCCAGATCGCCACAGCGGAATGCTACAGCGAATAGGCAAGTCTGGGAAGTGGGCAGCAGCAGCTCAAGGGTCTCGCCGTTTTATGGCTAGGGACGTATACAACTTTATAAATACCCTATCTATTATGTGTGGGGTAATAGCAGTATGTACGTCAAACCAGTGGGAAACTGCAAAATGGTTAGACTATAACCATGGGTGGTGGGCAAAGGACTGGCACAAGCACAAATCGCACCTCCAGTTCCAAAAGCCGGTAATACACGCACATTTGTCGAAGCCGGGGCTCACCACCAAATTCTTTTCCCAATTAAATGGGATAGGATGGGACAAGGCTCGTAAGCTGGGGGCAGCATTTCCTACAATGGCAGATGTGTTTGAGGCTGATGATTGGACTATAGTAGACGGCATAGGGCCGAAATTAGCAGATTCAATAGTAGAACAGATATGGGGGTAGAAGGAGGATAAATGACTAATCAATTACTATACATATCGGGGCCTTACCGGGCCCCTACTATCAACGGAATCTACCGCAACATTGAGGATGCCCGGTTACGCATGGAATGGGCTTGGGTCAATGGGTATATACCAATTTGTCCCCATACCAATTCCAGCTTTATAGATGGTTTGGTGGACGACATAGTTATACTCGAATCCTACCTTAAGGTTGTAACAGTTTGCGATGCTATACTGATGATATCCGGTTGGGGAAATTCCAAGGGGGCCATGGCTGAGCACAGAGTAGCCATGGATTTGGGGCTTGAGGTTGTACAGGACCCATACGTATGGAATAACGGGGAAGTACATTGAGGACTACACGAGCCAAGTGTACCCTCTGCCCGGATCTTGTACAGGCCAGAAAGAAGATAGTATGGGGCGAAGTACACAGTATTGTACCGGTTGGGACCCCACAAGTAATGGTAATCGCCGAAGCCCCCGGCCCAGAGGAGGACAAATTTGGCCGACCTATGGTAGGTACCAGCGGGCAGGAGGCGCGGCACCACCTAGACATCAATGGTATCTCCCGATTCGGAGTATGGATTGACAACGTAATAAAGTGCAAACCAGAGGGAAACCGGGACCCCAGCCCACTAGAAATTACTACCTGTACCGAGTCCCACTTAATAGGGGTCCTTCTGGAGTTGAGGCCCAAGTTTGTAATTACTATGGGCCGTGTCAGCACCCGTTGGGCTTTGGGTAAAGTAGATATGGAGATGTCACATGGTATCCCCAGAACCGTAAACCTGTTTGGATTAGACACAGTAGTAATCCCCACTTACCATCCAGCCGCTGGACTCCACGATCCTTCCCAACTGGTACTCTTCCACTCCGACATGGTAATTGCTGGTAAAGTTGTTAAGGGGGAAATAGCGCCTCACCCCCCAATCGACGAGTGGGCTGGTATAGAAGCTTATGTACAAATTAAGGACGGAGATCCATTCCCAGAGCTAAATCCGATAGTGGCGGTGGACACAGAATGGGCCAGAGGGGCCCCTTGGTGCCTTAGCTTCTCCGATGCACCGGGGACATCATTCGTCATTCGCAAGGACCAGAAGGACTCGTTGGCTGCTCTGGGTCGCTTCTTAGCCCTTCCCGGTACTACGACTATCATCCAGAATGCCCTGTACGACCTCCCGGTTCTGGCACAAATGGGGATCGAACCGACTCTTACTGCGGACACTATGGTGATGGCCTATCTGCTGCAGAATGAGCCTCAGGGATTAAAGCCTCTGGCCTTTCGACACTGCGGTATGGTGATGGAAAGTTACAGGGAAGTAGTGGGGGTTGCAACTGCGGGTAAAGCCATGGATTATCTACTTGCAGCG